AGTTGAAAATATGATTGGACCAGATGCTCAACGACCGGGTGATGTTATAGAAAGTTATAGTGGAAAAACAGTGGAAATTTTAAATACAGATGCGGAGGGGCGATTAATTATGGCAGATGCTTTATCTTACTCGGAGAAATTTGATCCGAAATTTGTAGTAGATATTTCTACATTAACTGGACAAGCTGGTTCTATATTTAATAATCTTTCAATTGTTACACTCGGTAATTATAACCCTTTAATAAAATCTTTTAATGAAACAGCAAGAGATATGAATGAACGTACGTGGGAGCTTCCATTATGGAATGAATATAGAAAGTATTTAAATTCTGAAGTTGCGGATATTAAAAATTCTAGTGAAACATCTTCTTCTGGTACCATTACTGCTGCTACATTTTTAAATGAATTCGTCCCAAAAGACACTAAATGGCTTCACCTTGATATAGCCGGTGTTTCCTTTAAATTAAACAGCGCGACTGGGATATCTATTTTATCATTATATGAATTACTGAAAAAAAAGCACTAAAAAAAGCGAACCAGATGGGTTATATTAAAATTGACTAAAATAATTCTCTCCATAAATATTTTTAGAGAGAATTATGGCATTAATTATTGCCGTAACACGTTTCAATGAACTTACTTACGAAGAAAATAAAAAATATCGTGCGAAAAGTTCACATAAATGTATTTACGGCTTTGATAAAGAAATTTCCGCAACCATCCCATACGGTTCTACTGTATATGTAATAGAAATGAATAATACCACAAACGAGATAATGGGTATAGGTAAAATTAAAAATATATTGAAGGATGAGAATAGACGGCGTATTTATGAAAATGAAAATTATAATAGATATGTGTATAACGGGAAAGATAGAATTTGTCGTTTGGAACTATTACACAAAAATTTGGAAATTATTGAGAATCTGGAGAGAATTCTTTTTAAGGGTGCGAGACATTTCAAGAGAGGTCATGGATTAACTGTAGTTCCTCATAATAGATTTGGTTGTTTATATAAGAAAAAAAAGCGGAGGAAAACTAGATGTACAATATGTGATGAAATAGGTCATAATAAAACAACTTGTCCCCATAAAGGCGATAAGAAAAAAAAGAAACCAGTGCGAAATTACTATAGAAAACGCTGTGATAAATGCGGTCAAATAGAAAAAGGACATATTTGTCCCGCATTAGATATTGATACAAATAAGATTAAATCAGTATTAGATTTCTTTCAAAGTTTATTTTAAACACGAAATCCATTTTGACTTATAAGACGTTGTGTAGTAATTGAAGTCTCGCGAGATTTTAATTTCAAATTTTCTTCTGTAGATAAATCAATAAGATCTATCAGTTGCGTATATGTTTCTTTATTTGTATTATTATTCCATTTATAAATTCCCATTTTAACATTAAACCACTTTGAATTATTAAAATATCTTTCTTGCATGATTCCTTTCATTTTAACCATTTTTGGATTACCTTCTATTTGTGAAACTTCGTCTATAGCATAACATTGGAAATCATCGTCATTGTGTTTCTTTCTAACAATATTCGGGAAATTAATAAATGGAACATTTTGATTGTAAAGTTTAGATATTTTCCATAACTCTTTATTACTATAATTCAATAGATTTTCCATTCTAATAATACTTTTCATTATTTTTACGCGAATTTTAAGAAACCGTTTTTTATTTAGCTGCCAATACGTTTTATCACCATTTTCTTCATTTGGATTTTTAATTTTGCGTACCTTTTTATGGATAGTTTCACACATATCATTAAATGTTTCAAGAAATGTAACGTAAAACATCTCAAAAACATTTAGAATAAGCTGCGATTTACGATTTATGTTATCACAACGGATAATTTGACTTTTAAATTTTTTCTCTGTTATTTTTCCACGAATAAAACCAATCCTTGTATTTAAAAGTGGGTCTTGTTCATTACAAATTTCCCTATATTTATCTAAGACTGTTTCTTGAAAATGTGTAATTTCCCTGTGAATGACAGCTAAGTGGTCTATAAATCTATGTTGTGATATAGCATTTTTAAATATAGAAATCATAATCAGTCCTGTATCATTTTTACAGTAGGACATCATATTGTGTTCAGGTCCATAATACCTAATTAACTTATTAGAGCCAATTCTTAATCTATTAATCAAGCGCAAATCTACAACACCACCGCATAGTATTTCACCTACTTCACGATTGGGGTCATCGTTATTTTTTTGCCATTCATAAAAATGCGGGTTATGAATGCGTCCGGACACCTTTTGTCCGGTTTTCCAGCTAAAAGCCACATGACAATTTGTACACCACATTTGGTCACAACCATTGATTTTGAAAATAGCCGTGGCACAATTGGGGCATGGCTTAGTTTCTTCTCTAATTAACTTATATGAAGCAACAGCATCAGGGTTACAGACGTGTTCCTGGTGCTTTGATTCACCACCGCCAATTCCTGAACCCACGTTATTAGAAATAATTTCATTACAATGAGAACAAACTTTTGTAGAACAAATCATACATTTATGTCCAGCAGATAGAAATCCAGCACAACCTTCTTTGGGACATTTCTTTTTAAACGTTTTTTTAGTACCATTTTCTTTTAGCATTGCTTTTTCATGTTGTTTATTGTTAAGCTGTGTTTTATATTCATTTAATTGTTTTTCTAGGTCATTTATAACGATTTTCAGAGTAGTCGTTTGTTCAGTTAATTCTTCATATTTAATTTCATTTTCAACCATTCCCATTGTACCCGGAATCTTACTTTTTTGAACATCAAATAATATGTCTTTGCGTCGCGAACGATAATCTTTTTCCATAAAAGTTCTATTTATATTTTCAATACAGAACTCGTATGACCAAGGATGATTACACTTTGGACATTCGGGTTCATTTACAGAGTATAGAATAGATTCTTTTACACATGTTTTACAACCAGTAAAATCACAGAATCCACATTGAATAGATTTCTTAGAACTGCAATCGTCCAAACATATTTGACATTGACATTTTTTCTCCATTTTTTTTTGTGATAATTAAAATATATTACAAAAAATAGTATTCAATTTATTTTTATATAGACACATAAAAGTATTTTATATTTATATATTATAATTTAATGAGTAATGAAGTAGACAAGCCAACGGATTTCGATATAGAAAATTATAGCATAGAAGAATTAATTAATATATTAGGATTGGGTAGCGAAATTCCTTTGACAAATGAAAAAATAGTATCAACTATAGAAAAAATGAAAACACAATTCCAAAAAAATGAGGATTTGCAGTTACCAGAAAAGCGCGGTCTTTTGGATAATTTCCTTGATTTTTTTAATAAAATAAATAAAAAACTGTTAAATTACAAGAAAACGGAAACAGTTAGAGATATATTTGATGAAGAAATATCCGCAGGTGGAATCACAAGAAAAGCTAAACCTATAAATACTAGAGGACCTAGACAAACTGAATTATTTGATAAAGATATTATGGCCGAGACAAGAATATCAAATTTAAAAGATACTAATCCCATGCCGGCTGGACCTTTTGACCAAATATCTACAGACTATAAGAATCAGTTACTACGAAATACATATAAAAAATTAGTAACGATTGATAGTCATTATAGAAGTATTTTATTAGAATCGGATTGTTCTGGTAATACTATAGTTGGGAGTAATAATAAATTAATGGAAATGGCATCAGATTTTACAGTAAATTTAGTTCCACCTCTTAAAAATGTATTAGATATTACTTTTAATGATGTTTATATACCGCACTCATGGTATGTTTTTTCAAAAGATTATGGTACTAATTATTATATTGAGGAAAAAAATGACACAAAAAAATTTGTAAAAATAGAAGAGATAAAGTATAATTCAGTTGAAGAACTGGTAAATCAATTAAATATAAAAACGCAAGATATTTCATTTAATGAAATATACTCCGGAAAAATAGAAATTCAAAATAAATCAGGCGAAGAAATAATAATAAAATGGTATAGCTTAGAAGTACCTTCTGATGATAACGTTTGTAATCAAACAGGATTTGGTGGTAAAGTAGATTATAATTTAGGATGGTTATTGGGTTTTCGCGAAACACAATATAAAATAGCAGCAGGCGAAAAAATAAGAGCGGAAGCTGATATTGACATGTTTGGTTCAAGTTACGTTTATATAACACTTGATGATTTTAACAGCAATAAACCAAACCAAGATTTAGTTTCTTTCACAAATAATACAGCATCATTTTCAATGCCAAGTTATTATGTAAGCACAACAATGAAACCAGGTTCAGAGTGTTTGGGAATTCAGGACCCATACTTTAATGGTTCATGCGGTAAAAAATATGCGAATAAAGATTTGTCTTCAAATCTTACGTCGGCGCAGAGATATACTATAGAACAAATAAGAAACGCTATGATATCACGAAAATCAGATAGATATAATAGCCCTAATAGTAGAGATGTTTTTGCTAGAATTTTATTGGATCAAAATTCAAATTTTACAAGATATACAAATATAAATTTAGAATATACAAAACGTTATTATTTTGGTCCTGTTAATATAAAAAAATTAAGAATAAAATTATTAAATGATAAAGGTATACCAATTGAAATGAAGCATCATGATTGGAATTTTTCATTTTATGCTACTATTAAGTATCAAAATTAACATATAGTACAACATGTATCTTGACACTCACGTTCTTTCTTAAGTAAGAATAAAGCTTCATTTTTTGCTTTTAAATTATGAATACCGGGATGATTTTCTTTATCAAAACTATTAAGAATATTATTAAAAAGCATATTTAATGCTTTCTCAACATTTTCTCCTGTTTTTACAGAAACTTCTATATAATCTAATTGTCGTTGACGAATTAAATTATTTATTTCTTCTTTGGTTATATGTCTTGTTTTATCTATTTTATTACCTACAACTAATATTTTCGCATCACATGTTTTATGTTTATGAAATTCATTTATCCAGTAGTGAAATCTAGACAGAGATTTTCTATCTGAAAGGTCTATTACATAAAATATTCCTGCTATATTTTTATAATACGATTTAATAATCGGAGCAAATGTTTCTTGACCTGCTGTATCCCAGAACATTAACTTATAATTTAAATCATCGTCGCCTTTTATAACCATCGAGCTAAATTCCACACCAATTGTGGGTTCATATACAACTGGGAAATGTTTTCTACAAAATCTTTCTGTGAGTGAAGATTTTCCCGAATTCGCATTTCCCATCGTTATTACTTTTATACTATAATGATTTGATTGAATTGCCATATATATATATAATCTATATTTTATATTTACATCTATCTAAATAATTTTTTTAATATTTTACATTCGTTGTTAAAAGTAAAGATTTAAAGCTGTTTTCTATATCCAACATTGTTGATAACATATTTTCTTCATGTTTTTTGAGATAACGGCGAAATTGGGAAATTTTTCTTTTGATTTCACTTGAAAACCCTTTTATTTTCTTGTGAATTTCTGGATCTGAAAAATCAATATGATTGGTATTAATAATAGATAGTATAATATCTATACCGGATTTAATTTTTTGTTTATTATTATTTGTGTTACATAAATAGATAACTGGTTTTCCCTTTATAATTTCAATTTCAAAATCATCACGTTTAGCAATTCCTGAACAATTAGATAGTAAAGCCCCACCATGAACATCCGCATTATTTTCTATATCTGAAATAAATTTTTCTATTTCTTTTTTTGGTATATTTCCCTTGTAATCCTTGTTATCTATTAATAATTTCTTATCATTTACCGTTTCAATAATAAAGTCACCCCTATTTGGTTCTTTATGAGTATCTTCAATAGTACATTTTGGATAAAACATTGTTAAATCTGAAAACATTTTATTTTCACCTACTTGACCTTTCAAAGATGAGTTTTCATTTATCATATGAATAGATTGTACTACCTTATTTAATTTATCTAATTTTGTTTCATATTTTTCTCTTATGCTATTGACCTCTGTTTTATGCATTTCATTTAATTTAGATATTCGTTCTCTTTCCCGTTCTGTCCAAACATACATGCTTTTTTCACTTTTTTCTTGTAATTTTTTATATTCACTAGTCAAATCATCATATTTTTTTTGAGTAAAATCTATTTTTTCCTTATATTGTAGTTCAAAAGAGCATTTTAATTCTTTATATAATTGATTTTTCAAATTTTTATTATTTTCATTTATACTATGAATCAAACTTTCTTTATCTTGTAATATTTTATCATATTTATTTTTTTGATGATGAAGATTTTCATTATAATCGTGTTGTATTTTTTCTAATTTTTCATTGAATTTACTATTATCCCATCGTAAGCTTTGATTTTCACAACCTTCAAAAGCTATTAATCCCAATTCTAGTATTTTAATTAAATTATTTCCAGATAAATCTTTTAATTTTTCGATTATTCTTGTATTTTCAATATCCGAATATGATATTTGAAGCATTATACTATAAATAATATAAACTTAGCTTTAAGTTTATTATGTAATTTTTAAAATGTAATTACATAGTAAATGGATAAAATCAATCATGTAAAAGAGAAAAGTGATATGATTTTGGAACCCTTACAAGTGATGATCCAATTGGCGCTTTTGGCATATTGTCCTATTGGAACAAAATTAAGTATATCTGAAAATATTTTACATTTACAACTTCCATCTTGGAGCCAAGGGGTAACTCGTTGGTATATGAAAGATAACAAAGATGATTTGTATTATTTATTTCAGGCAATACGTCGGTATTATTTATGGTATAAACCAGATTCTTGTGTTATTTATGAGAAAATTTTATCAACAGCCATAAAAGGCATACAAAAACTAATAAAAACCTATGAAAACACCGATAAAATATCTATAAGACATACTCTAACTCTTTATACAAATATTTTAAGTTTAGAATCACCAGAATTATTTAAAGAAACAATGGAAGACAATGTAAATTTAGACAATGTGTTTGAAAATATTACAAAATTATATAATAAGAAAATTCTCTCCATCGTTTATAATTGTCTTTTAATTTTAGATACATCCGAAGCAAATGAAATAAATCATGTTTCAAATGGTTTACAAGAGATTTTAAAACCGCAACATTTAAAAATAAAAACATGGATTAGAGAGAATTTAACGTGTTAAATAAAATGTAAGCTTATAATATATGTCAACTCCAGCGCCAAATACAGGAATAGCTAAGCCAAGAAGTTATCCACGTCGTCCCCTTGTAAAGAATCTCCAAAAAGCTGGATTCTTAAGGAAAGATTCTGTTATTAACAGTCATTTTAATATAAATTTGTTTGGTTCAGCAAAATCAGGTAATAGAAAACAAGTTGTTTATACGAAAGCTGAAGCAAGTTCGCAATCAAATGATAAACACCGCCAAGCCAATTTAGAAGCAAATGTCGGTCAAATGGATCGTTTAAACAGAATCAAAGCAGCTTCTATTTCGGGGTCAAAATAATTTCGTTCTAATATATATACATAAATGAAACATAATCCAGCAAAAATTATACCTTTAATACAAAGACCATGGTTTTTATATGCTGTTTTCGCTTTAATAATGGTATGTATCGTAGATTTGGGTAAGAAATATATATTAGATAAAAAAATAATAAAACAGCCAAGGCATCTGGTCATATATCTTTCAATAATTGTAGGATTTTTAGGGCTTATTCATTATATAATGGATGATTCGTGTAAGTCCATATTTAGCTGTAAATCAGAAATGTTAATTTTGTTATTTTTTATATCTTTATGTGTTTATATTTTCAATATCTCATTCACAACATCTCTTAAGTTGTCACCGGATGTAACTCTCCCATGTATTATGATTTCTTTATCCATCATTTTTATTTATTTGGTTTCAAGTATTTATTTTGATGCTTCTCCTCCGTTTGATTGGCATGTATTACTTGGAATAATTCTTACCGTAACTGGTTTAGGTATAATTACAAACTATTTTAAAGGTTAAATTAAATTGAATACATATAAATATATTGATTTTATATGTATTTAAAATGAATCCGGAAGCCCAAAAACTATATGATACAATGGCAGAAAAAAGAGAACTCATGTGGAGTTGTTCTCGACAAATAACAATTTTGACGGAAGATATAAGGAAAATGAGGAGAATGCTATATAAAACGTGTGATCATGAATGGGTAAAAGATTGGGAAGACCGAGATGAGAGGTCAAGATGGATTTGTAAGCATTGCGAATTGTCGCGAAATCCTTATCATAACTAATAAGGCAATAGTAACCTTTGAATCTTTGGTCTATTCAAATTTTTATTTATAGCATACAATTCATGTACTATATTTTTTATACGCTTCATTTTATTAAAAAATCTTTTTTCTAAATCATTGTTGAACATTTTTTTTGATGAAATAGATAATTTAATACCTTCAAACATAGGATTAATAACTAAATATTTTGGATGTTCTGTTGTTTCCATTACTTAAATTTATCGTTTTCTCTTTATCTTTTTTCTTTTTGTCTTTCTTTTTCTGGACTTTCGTTTCTTTGTCTTTCTTCTGCGTTTACGTTTAGTTTTTCTTCTCTTGCGTCTTTTCTTTCTTCCGCCCCACCATTTTAAATCCTCGGTCGTGAGGTACCACCATGGGATATTGTGTCCGGGCAGCGTCTCCGGTGAGGTTCCAGCGACTTCCATATGCGCTCGCTGTATAGATTCCCCCTCCCTCTGGTTGGCGACGGCTCTGGCTAGCCTATCCTCTCTGGCAATGGCGCCGATAGCAGCACTTGTTGCGATAGCACGTCGGCGGTTTGCAACATCTTGTTTCCACCTTTCAAACGCTAGCAGCTCCGCGTTAGAAAGTTCCAAACCGAATTTTTCTAAATTATTGGCAATTTCTTTTTTTCTCCCTTGCTTCCATCCCCTGATTTCGC